TATTTAGTATTACCTTTAAACTTCTTTTAGTTTTAGATATTGACATTTTTAATCTTGATTCTTCTGATGGATATATTCCTTTGTTAGATTCTGATATCTTTAATTTTGTGTCTTCTGACATCTTAATGCCTTTTTTAGCGTTTGATATTTTACGTTTTGTCTCTTGAGAATGTTCTTTACCTAAGTTAATTTTATTACCCATTTGCGATTTACTGATTTTCAATCTAGTTTCTTTAGATGGAATCACACCTAACTGACCTTCTCCTCCGTTAGTCATATTAACTAATATACCGGTTTTATTATCTATTCTGCCGTATTTAGATATTAAAAACATTTCCAACTCGCAAGCGTCTTCCCAACCTATGTCTTTAGTTAAAATCTCAACAATATGACCGTATTTTTTATAAATATTAATCCAATGTTTATTTCTATTGCTTTTGTGAGTTTTATAAGCTCGTTTCTTTTCTTTACCTATTCCAATATAAAACGGTTGTAAATTATCTTTTCTTATATGTCTATAAACTATCGCCATAAAATAACTATATTCTTACTAATCTTCCGTTCTTATCTCTTTTCGGCACTACTGCAACCGAACATCTGCAATTTATCGTATTTCCTGCTCTTCCTTTTGGATCTCCTGGAAATCCTAACGAATCAGCGTTTAACGTTTTAGGGTTAAACTTAAAATCCTCCTTTAATCCAACTCTTTGCCCGTTCATTTCTCTATGGTCAAAGTCGCTCGGCGGTGTTCTTCTCGTTCTTACGTCTAATGCACTTATCCATTGCTTTTCCATAACAAACCCGCTTACATCTCCGCTTTTAACCGCTGCGTAATTAGCTGCTGTTGTCGTTTCCGTTCTCGCTATTCTCTCAGCTTGCCATCTATAAAACCGTGGAGACTTCATTATTTCGAATATCTCTTTAGTGGTTTCTACTAATGTTTTACCGTCTTTTAATCGTTGGTCGAACATACTAAATATTAAATCTAAGTATGTCGTATTAACTTGCTGTATTCGTGTTATTAACTCATTTCTTAAGAACGTAGGTAAATCAAGTTCAAATATACGCATAAAATCGGTCAATATGAACTGTTTTAGCTCTAAATTGATGAACTTACCCACTCTTGTACCGTGTTTTACGCCTATATTGAAATAAATAGTGTTATACGTCGTAAACATGTCCTCGAACTGTATTAACGTAAATAACTCCTGTTTTACGTTATTTTCTGTAAACTCAGCGTTAATAATCTGGTTATTCCACTTTCTAAACGTCTTAAGAAGCTCTTTTGTAGCTCCTTTTTCGTACTGCTTTAGATAGCGTTCGTAATTACGTCGATATGTTCTTATACTTGCCAATTATTGATTATTACTATTATCTATACTAAAAGTATCATCTAACGACTCACTTAGTTTAATAGGGTTGTCAATTACCGTATATTCGTCCATATCGTCATTATCTACCTTAGCGAATGTTAATATATCTCTTACTTCATTACGTGTTAACGCTCCTTTATCTAGCAATGATACCGCCCATGTTGCCATTTCTTTGATATCCTGTTGCATCTCTGGCAACTCACTAATATCAAATACAAGCTCTGTATTCTCAAACCCTTTAAACAAAGGTAAGAATTTTTTATTTAATGCATCTTGTAATAGTAATAAATCAGGGTGTATGTTATCGGTAATCACACGTTTACGCTCGTTGTCGATGTTGTTCATCGTTGCGGCTCCGTCGTTGTTCAATAACTTATCTGACCATCCTAATACGTTTGCTATCTGCTTTTGGTCGAAGTTTAGGTACTCGAATGGCTGTAATTCTGCGCTTGTAAGTGATAACCTTGTAAATCCTATCTCAGAACTAATCCCTGCAATCTTAGCTAAGTCTTCTGGGTTGCTATTCATTTCTTTTAAACGCTCCTTAATCTCACTTGCTTGCTCTGGTTGTAATGGTGAACCTTTAGCATGTATAAACCCAAATGCTCCTCCAGATTGAAGCGTTTTAATGTTTAGGTCTAAGCCTTTATTTGAACTCTGTATGTTTCTTAGCGCTGCTCTTAATCTTGACTGACCGTACAAATGCGATCCGTTCATGTCAAAGTTAGGATTACTTGTTTTGATATGTATCACTTTATCAGCAGGAAACTCAATAAAACTATTACCTTGAATTAACATGTAACTATGTATAGGTGACTCAGTACCTAACATATCAGCACCGTGTTTAAGTATTATTTGTATATCTTGACTAGGTAGTATATAAAAAGACTGTGGAGTACCTTTGTTAGGACCGTTATTAGGACTTAACATGAATAAATAAACGTTTCCATTAGTTGCTAAGAATGTCTTATATAAAGCTAAAAACTCCGTCCAAGTCTGTAATGCGTTAGGCTGGTCCAACGGCATATTAAGTAATTCGTCTGAATATGCTTTATTCTCTAGTATAAGCTTTTTTACTTGTTGTTGAGGTGTTAGATCGTTCTTAGTTACTTTTAACAATGCTTCTAACTTTCTTTTACTTGACTTATCCTCTATTCTACGTATAGAATACGGTATAGAGGCTGTTTTACGTGCTTGCTGGTCAATTATAGAGTAGACGAACGGATTAATATTATATCCCTTGTCTAAGTATACATGTCCTTTATCGTCGTAGTTAGTGAATCCACCACCTATAAGTTTATAGAATGCCTCGTTAAATGTATTCCTCATTGCTGAATTAGGGTCAATAAATCCCGCTACTGACGACCTAAAATTGTTGAATATGTGTTTTACTTTCATGCTTAAAATGTAAATACTTTCGGTGTTAATTCGAACCAGTAACGCATCATGATTGAATCCCATTCATCAGGAGAACGCCCTATATTCTGTTTTACTATATCCTTAGACACTAACGCGACTTTTCCGTCCTTGTCTATGTCTTTCTGTTTTACTTGCTCCATTTCCTCGCTTGTAATCTCTACCACTTGCGAATCTGTTACTATCTCTCCTACTTCTCTGCTTACTATCTTCTGCGCCATCTTATAGCCGCATTGAGACTTTAGGTTGTTATAGTTAGGTATAATCATTTCATCGCCTATTAATTCCTCTAATGGTCTTGAACCGTTAACAAACCCTTTACACCTTAAAAAGTCTACTACTCCACCTCCTACGCCATCCTCATCAGCAATCACATGAGACAAAGGTACGTTAAATTTTCTTTGTAGCTCTTGTGCTTTACGTACAACTACGTCCAACGTACTAACGTCTATTGCGTAACGGTGAATACATTTCCAACCATGCCAGACTCTAAATACTGTATTATCCTTTCCTTTACGCGCAACATCAATAGTCATATACTTGTCTCCTTCCGCTTTTACGTGGTCAGCTCCCCAATAATCGGTTATACTATCTATATCTATTAGCGTGCTCGGGTCGTCGTCATACTCCCAGTTACCGTAATACAAACGTTCTTTACTATTCTTATCTAGCCCTAATAATGTATCTAAATACGACTGTGGCAGATGTGGGTTGTCCGTCGGCAATGCCTGTATAAACTTTCTATGCTTTGGCAGCGTTCCGTCTCTACTAGGTTTATAGAATTTTTTATAAGTCCATCCTTTAGAAGGGTTGCAAGTGCCGGTTATCTTAGGTATAAGACCAGGAGTTTCTTCTCCTTTCGAATTAAGCCATAATATAGGAATTCCTTCGCTGTTATACTTAAGTATCTCCATAGTGTCAGTACGTTCACCGTGAACATCCCACTCTGTAAGCTTATATCTACACCTTGACGATACTATTTGCCATGCTAGGAATACTATTTGACCGCATTCATCTACAAAGGCACCTGTTATCTCTAACGAACCTAAACTATCAAAATCTTGGTCAGACGGGTACAGAAATAAATCCTTTAATAATATCTCACTACCATTAGTCCATGTGATTACATTAGTTTGTGCATTATAATTCCATTGGTTAGATATTCCTAGTTTTGTGCATATCTCAAAGAACGTGTTTAATGTTGTTTCCTTTAATGACTTTAACTTTGCTCTACCTAGAAGCCATCTACTGCCTGGATATAATTGGCAGTTCTCTATAAGCTTAAACACCTCTAAAGCCGACTTACCACCACCCGCAGCGCCTCCGTAGACTAGTTCTTTAGTTTCATTGTCTTTTAGGTAATATACAGCATGTTCCTGCTTTGGGAGTAGCTTCATTTATTCGGGTTTAACTCCACTTCCTAGACTTATCACATTTCTAATTGGCTTGTCCGCGTCTCCACCTTCATGCTGAAATTTAGACGTTTCTATTAACGAATGATACGACTTAAGTATGAATATACCTAAAGCTGTATTTATCTTGCTCTCCGCAGTCTTTCGAACTACAATAGCCTCGCATTTATTAGTGATTCTTTTTATAGTGTGAAAAACGTCTTTGTCATCTTTGAACTTCTTAGCTATATAATTAAACTGTTCTCGGTAAGTATCACACTTTACAGCAACCTCAGATAGAAAGTAACAATCATCACCAATAACAGATTCAGCCTTATCCAATATCTCCATTGCGACTTCTTTAGTTATCCACTCTGCTTGCTTATTGCCTTTCTCTGCTGCCATCAATTAGATTTTATCTACAAATGTATGAAATTATTTTCATATAGTATTATTTAGTATCTAAATCCTTTAGTATTCCCTTTGCTATTAACTTATGCCGAGTGCTTGAATAGTCTTTGTTATATTCTGAAACCTCTGTTAGTAGCTCTCTTATTGTCTCTTTTTGTTTAGGTGTCATTGTTTTGTTTTATCTACGTAAAGATAGTCTATTATTATTTAAGTGTTGTTTTACTCTTGTCTTAAAGGGTTTAGTGACATCATAATAGAAGACACACATATAAGTATAGTTCCTGGAGTCATTATTAATTTAACCCATAATATGTCTACTTCACATGATACACAAACAATTCCTATTATAACTAATAACATTCCAATTAAAAATGCACTTGCTGTTCTACTTTGTAATTTTGTCATATCTCGTTTACTTTAAATTATTAAATATTTCATTTGCCTTATGTATTGCTGCTGCTCTTGCTTGGGGGCGTGTTTCGTATTCATCTTCATTATGTAATCCACTAATCATATACCCGTAAATGCGCCCAACTGATGGTTCAATAGTTAAAGTTCCATAGGTGTCTGAATCTATTAATTTAAATATTTCTACGTCTATATTTACACTATCAAACCAATCTACGTACACTCCGTATTTCTCGGAATCTGATTGGCTCATGAACACTAGATATTTTAAGGCTTTAGGTACGCCTCTTTTTATATCTCTACATATTATTTCAAAAAACCATTTTCTAAATTCAATCTGAGCTTTATCCGTTAGTTTCATATCGTTTTGTTTATTATAATATTACTAAATATTGGTGACCCGTTAGAGTCGTATCCGTTAAATGTATTTACTTCTGTTATATTTTCTTTGTCGTGGTTCATATCGTTTTGTTATTATTGTCTCCACCCCGTGAGGCATGTTGACTTAATTGTTGATTGTTAGGTGTTTATGTATCTAGTTCGAATATCTGTTTCCTTACTTCTTTCCAGAATTCTATCACTTCATCTGAAAAACCGCCTCTAGGAATATTACTATCAATCCATTTAACAACTCTTCGTTTAGATTCAGCTCGTGTCACTGTTCTTCTATGCACCATTGATTCAGCTTCTTTTTTAGCTTTCTTTATCAGTTCTTTGTTTTCCATTTTGTTTTATTTAGTTTTAACCTTTCTTTCCGCGTACTCATCCATCATGGCTTTTAAAGCCATAAAAAAACTTCCGCTTACTTTTCCTGTTTCTTCAAAGTGTTTTATGCTTAATTGTTCTAAGCCGCCCCATCCTTCAATGTGTTTATTTATTAGCTCTCTCTTTAATTTTTCCATAATTTTAGTTTTAATTCTATACTAATATACAACAATTAACCCAATAAAAAAAGCCTGTTCGTACATGAAGCGAACAGGCAAAATAATCTAAAACTAAACTCTATGAAAACAAAACTATGATATTTTGTTATTGCTAAGTTAAAGCTTTTATTTGATTATACTGTTCTTTATTTGGTTTATTTTAATATAGAAACTCTTTATATTCTTTTTCAAACCATAAAGACCCGTTCTCTTTAGCTTCGACTACATAGTCCCATACCTCATCAGTTAGCTCAGGTTCATCATACATTGCATCCGAATATCTTAGCGCTTCGTAATCCATATTTTTGTCTATTGCTGTGTTAGCAATATTAATCATTTGTTTTTTAGTCATCTTATTTATTGTTTTAATTATTATTCTAGTTCGTTGCTTAGTGTTATTGTTTAAAATACTACACATCCAGCTCCGCAATCACCTTCTGAATCAAATAAATCATTTTCATAAATATATTCATCTGTTGATTTTATGAAAGGTTGCTTAGACATCTCCACTAAGTCTTCTAAGCTTTTATTACCCCTAAAAAAATTCATTCCTCCATTTTCAGCATAACTATTATAAGAAGGTTTTCCTTCTATTGGTATTTCTCCATATTTATTTTCCATATCTCCCCACCAATAATCAACACCATCCTCTGAAATAATTGTAAGTAACTTTCTGTTAGCTTTTTCAAAACACTTGTTACAATTACCTTTAAATGCTGGTATTCCTATTTCAATAGGCTCATTATTCCAAAACTTATTTCTATCTTTTGTAGTTATTCCGTTATCTAATAACGGATAAAATACATTATTTTCTTTAAACTTCACCATTACCCTATCCATTTCATCAGCTCTTAAACCAACAGCAATAGAGTAATTATTTAACCCAAATATACTGTCTACATATTTTTTTAATGGTACTAATTTTAATTCCCTATTGCACCATTTATTTATCTTACAAGGTATTCCGTATTTTTTTATCCCATCTTCAAATATTTCCCCGTTACGTTTTAATTCTTTAAAGTTTGTAATTATAAAATCTGTGCCTTTTCTTTTTTTTTGATTTATTTTTGCTTCGATCCATGTCATGTTTAAATTATAGTACTCGTCACATTTATTCATGTATATTAAGCTTTCCTCGTCCTCTTTAGATGTATTTGCCATTGCATAAATTATATTATGGTCTGGATACCATTCTTTTATTTTTATAGCCATTAAGACGCTACTATACCCCGCAGATACAGAACAAAATATATTATTATTATCTTTTAACTTCATAATTAAACTCTTTTTTTAGATTTAGTTACTTTTTTAGTTTTAATATTTACAGTAAAATTGAAATGAGTTAAGTTTTCTTGTTTGTCATTAAAAATAACATAATAAGTAAATATTTTAGTTCCTTCTTTTAGGGTTTCGCAGTGAGTCCATTCGTTATTATTTGAAACTTCTATTTTAAATAATTCTTTTATTAAAATTTCGTAAGCTTTGTCTGAAGTTGTCATAATTTATAATGTTAAGTTTTTAAATAGTGTTTTTATACCCTCTATTAGTTAGTTGTTTTAAAGCATACAGTATTCTGTATTCCATTCATCATTAAATACGTCAAAATCCATACATAACATACTTGCTAATTCTGATTCAAAATCCGATTCTGAAATTTTAGGAGTTAGTACATTTAATCTTTTACCTAATTTCTTATATTCTTTTATTAAATCCAAACGTTCCCATTTTGTCATACCTGATTCAATTCTATTATCTAATAAGTTTTCTATTTCATATATTCTTAAATAAACTGCTTCGAATTTTATAGTATTTTTTGACATCTTGTTTAGTTTTTAGTAGCGGTTAATCCTAACTACTCGACAAATATACGAAAACATATTCGTTCTCACAACATTAAAGTAATATTATTTTTATTTATTTTATTTTACTATTAAACTCCGATGCTCTAAACATCTTTATAAATTCCTTGTTTCCTAATTCAATCATTTTAGGCACGGCTCGCCTGTCGGCTCCTAAACTCTTTGCAAACATAATCATTGACTTGTGCGTATCGGTTCCTACTTTTATCCCCTGATCGTTTTGCAGTGTCTTAACAAGTGCGTTGGCTTTAGATCGTGTCATTGGCTCACCTTCATACATGACTAAATCATGTCCGTGGAATCGTACAGGATCTTTCATTTGTGCCTTTGCCTTACCTATGTCTTTTAAGTACTTTGTTTTATGTTTGTTTAGGTGCTCGCGAAAGCATGGTGTTATTAGTTTTATTTTCATTGTGTTTAGTTTATAGTAAATTCATGTTCAGTAACTTTCCATCCGTCTTTTATGCTTAAATTAAACACTCTAATTAAGTGCCATATTGCATCTCCTTCATCATAAAACATAAATGCTTCTAATGCGTTTTTAGTTAGTCTACCGTCCTCTTGCATCCATTCTTGAGTATCGGTTTGTTCTATTAAATATCTTGTGTAGCTCATTTTGTTTTATTTAGATTGATATTTTAAGACTTTAGATTGCAACCATGCAGTGTAACTCCTAGTAAAAACATAAGATTCGGTAACTTCCTTGTTAGTTTCTTTTCTGAATTCGTCTCTTAACTTTTCTATATCAGATAATTTTTTACTCATAATATTATTTTTTAAATGATTTGTTTTCTATTTTCTTAATCGCTTCTTTTACGAGTGCTTCTGATTCTTCGTTCTCCGCCTTTACAAATGCATCTATGTTAAGTATATTACCTGTTGAACATACGTGGATTAGGTTTGTTATATTAGCTTTTATTCCGTAGCATTTTAACGTATCAAGAGCTTCGTCTATTCCCTCAGAAAACATGTAGCTCACTATTCCTTTAATTGTTATTTTATATAAGTTTTTCATAATTTGTTTGATATTTTGTTTAGTAACTGCTCTTCGCTTGTAAACGATTTAAAAAAGCGTTCTAATGTAATCCTATAACATTCGGTTATTAACGCCTTAGAAGGGTTCTTTTGATTATTTAAGATACTATCTAGTGCTTTATCTTTACTCATCTTTGAATTAGAACCTTGTCTTTTTTCAATTACCTTGCTTTTTGCAATCTTCATAACTGCCTGTTTAATTAAATCATCTGTAGGTAAAAGTCCTTTTTGATAAAGTGGGTGATACAAGTATGTGCGGTTGGTTGTCATTTCTCCTGTTTCGCTTACTTCCTTCCATGCTAATTTTGCACCGCTTATTATCGCCTCTTCATTTTGTTCTGTTGATATTACTGTTTTACTCGATTCGTCACGGAGTAAGTTATGAAGCAATGTTTTTTTTTGTTTCCACGACTTGTATTTATTTAAAACGTCAGCAACATAAGCAGCGTTAAATAGTTGATAATGCTCTGTGCGCTTCTCGTGCGCACCGTATCGTTCTAGCTTGAACGCATAACATATCTCGTCAAGTGATAAGTATCTAAAACGCATTAAAACCATTTCTTTAATATCTGCTTTTAATTCGTTTGTTAATGGCTCTTTGATTCCGCTAAGATTATGTGTAATTGTCAGCGTGGCAATAAAAGCGTTTTTTAATTGCACTTTGTCTTGTACGTCCATTATTCGTATCTGACTCTTTGCGTCTTTTAAAAATGCTACTTCTGTTAAATCGTTCCTTTTTGGATTGTAAATTGTTAAACTCATTGTGTTTGTTTTAAAAATCTCCCCATCCGTCTGGGTTTAGATTTTGTTGAATTGTCGCTGCTGTTTGTCTTCCTGCTATTACAGGTTCTTTTATTGGTGTAATATCGAAAATTAATTCGTCTTCCCATGAATTATTATTTAAAAATGTCATTGGGTCTTTTCTGTACTTCTTATTTGGCTGTGACAAAATGTAATTTGGTATGTATTCTATTATTTTTTCTTTTACCGATTGTTTTAATGCAGACCATTTTTTTTCGACACTTTCCTTTTTTCCTTTTTTTTTGTCGTATAAATCCCAAAAATCTATAAAAGTTGGATAAATCTCAGCCTCTATAAAATCACTATCTAAAAGACTTTCTTTTTTTATTATCTTATCTTCTCTTATCTCATCTCTTTTTATCTCCTCTTCTCTTATCTGTGATGTTTTGGTGATCGCTGATTTATCGGGGGGCGATACTTTAGCGAGCTCCAACGCTTCTTTTAACGTCAGCTCTTTAGATATAAACTTATCGTATATGGTTCTATTCCATCGCTTTAAGTTACCTATCTTACCTTTAGTACTGCTCTTTGCTTTTTCTTCTTCAATACTAGTAAATTGAATGTCTAAGAAACTAATTGATATTTTATCACCTGTTAATTTAAAAACGCCTTCGTCTAATAATTCGTTAAACTCCTTATCGTGATTGAGCCGTTTTAAGAATTGTGTTTTAGTTAATTCACATTGCCTTTGCCAATAATAAGAGCAAAGATTTATGAATAAGCCTTGAGCAGATAAAGAACAAAAAGATATATCTTTTGTTAAATACTCGGCAGGTTCAAATTGGAAGTATGGCAGTTCTTTTGCCATGATTAAGCCTTTTTAAGATTAGTTTGTATGCTATGTAAAGCACCTATAAGGCTGTATAATTCTTTTTTAGATAAGTCTATCCTTTCTTCTCCGTTAATCCATAGACTAACACCATTGTTAATTGGTTCGACCTCTAAAGTGTCGCTTTCATTATTAAACTTGTAAATCATAAATGTATATTTAAAAAATATGTATAAAAAAACCGTACAAAGGTTTGGCTATTGTGGAACGCCTCCCCTTAATACGGTAAATGTTTTTAATCAATGTGTTCCACTCCATTAACTTGTGGCTAAGATACGAATAATTATTTAATTAAAGCTCTGTTATCTTATTTATGTAAGATAATGTTAATGCTTTTCTTTCGTCGTTAAGGTCGTTAATTAACTTGTCTACGTCATTATTTCCTGTAAGTAATAAATCGTTACTTTTGTTTAATTCTTTTAAAACAGCATCTTTAAAAGGTTTTAATTCTGACTGTCTTTTTGTGTCCGCTTTATTCTTTTTGATTATATCGGCTTTTAATTTTTCGTCTGCTAATTTCTTTTTGTCAGCATCTATGATAGCTTGTTTTTCTTCGGCTGCTTTTCTTAACGCTTCTTTTTGCGCGTCCTCTAATTTTTTCTTATCAGCTTCGAATTGCTCTCTTTCTTTGTTAAATTTTTCACGCTCAATACGCGCAGCCTCGTCTTTTTCGTCTTGTATTATTTTAGCTTCTGCATCCTTCTTGGCTTGTTCTACTGCAATCCTATTGGTTTCTACTTGTCTTACTTCTTCTTGTTTTTTAGCTTCTGCTTTTACTGCTTCTAGTTCCTTGGCTTGTTCTGCTGCTAGTTCTTTTGCTTTGATTAATTCTAAGCGTTTTTCTTCTTCGTCCTGTAATCGAATTACTTTAGTTTCAAGCGTTAATTTTCCAGATTCTATAACTTTTTCTAATTCATCCGAAAACTCCCATGCGTCAATTTTATGGTTTTCTACTTTTTCGGTCAGCTCATTAATTGACTCTTCAATATTAGAAAACACCATCTTGTCAGTAATCGTATCTAGTGCAAAATCTAAACTTGCTATTTCTCCTTTTATATTTTCTATTCTTAATGATTCTGCTTTCGCTGCTGCTTCTTTTTTATCAATCTTAATTTGCTCCCATCGGTCAATTTCAGTTTGTTGTTTTGTTCTAGCCTCTAAAGTTATTACTGAAAGTCTCTCAGCTTCTGTTTTACATTCTTTACGGAACTTGACAAGTCCAGACGCTAACGCCTTGTCTCCATTCATTATCTCTGTACCTCCCCCTTTTAAAGCTGTACGTCTAGCTTTAGCTAATTTTTCAGTAGCACCATCTATTATCTCAATAAATGGATTTTCTTTTACTAGCCCTTTTTGTTTAGCTTCAATTCCTGCTATGTGAGGTAATTGATTTACTTTCAATGTTGCAATGTCAAATGTTTTGTCTTTTGTACTCATCGTTTATTTTTATTTAGTTATTATTTGTTTTTAATCATCGTAAATACTCATATTCTTTATCTGAAAATAACCAACCCGCCTACGGCTTAAATACTCGTCTATTATTAAACTAACAGTATATTCGTGCAAGTTTAATTGTTTAGCGATTACCGATGTTCTGTTGTCGTGTGTAGTTGAAAATAGGTCAACAACTAGGTTATACTCATCTTCATTTATCACTCTTACTATACCTGCTTTTGTTGTTGATTTCATTTTGACTAAAGTTTATTTATAAATCTATCCGGTATCACAAAGTAATTATTTAAAGGACTACCGAAAACGACTCTACAATCGTCTATAATTGTTTTCTCAAGCCTCATTGTGACAACTCTTCCTGTAGGCAGTTTGTATCTTCTCTTAGTCAATACACAAACAGATAAGTCGTTACCTATAGCGTCTACTAAAAACGGCATCCCATATTCAATAACTTGGTTTAATGTTATTTTTTGCTTGTCGTTATCTGTCGGATAGAATAAATCAATATCGTTTCTGGCATGAGCTTTTACTAAATCACCATTCTTGATACCTCGATATGTAAGTGTCTCTAAAAATGATTTTAATTCTGAATAGTTAATTTCGTATTTCATAATATTATTTCGTTTTATTTATCTTGTTATACACTTCTATTCCTTTTGCTTTGTCTTCTAAACTAAACGTTCCCATTCTCTTGCGCTTGCCGTGTTTGTTTATAAATGGGATTCTGTCACACTTTATATCTAATTCGTGATTTAGTCTTAGATTGCTTATTCTTTGGCTTATCCCAACTATTCTAGTTATCTTGTTTATTTCATTATGAGATAACGGATGTTTGCTCTTTATTAGTAGTTTTAAAACTTCTGCCAGGTGCGTTCTTGGTTTGCTTAGTCTTGTTTTCATGGTGTTAGAATTCAAAAGGTTTATTAGTTTCTAATTTCTTTCCTTGCAAAATACAATCAATTACGAATTCGTCAACCTCAACTCCGTTAGCTATTTCGTTAAACCCGTTACTAGCGTCGTACCATCCATCTATACGGACGAATTCGTTAAACTCGTCATCTTCTCTATTATCGTACTCTTCCGCAGTTAAACATACGGTATCACCTCTGTAATGTCCTTCTTCTGGCTCTGAATAAAACATTAGTATTTTATCTTCTGTTTTTAGTAAATATCCCATATCGTTTAGTTTTTAAATTCGTATATAATATTGTCTAGTTCTTTATTAGTGATGTAACGTCCTTTTATTTTGGTTGTGTACCACTTGTAGAAATCTTGTATTTGTTGCATGGTGTTAGTTTAGATTGAACCTGAGTTAAGTTGATCAACAATATTGTCAATTTGACGATTTGAAAGACCTGTAAGTCTTGCTACCTGTTCCCAATTATTATCTTCATCTAATTTAACGATGCTTTTGTCGTGATTTGATACTTTGTATTTCATAATTATTTAGTTTTTAGATTAACCCATTACCGCAATCACTACTGGAAAATTCACAATACAATATTTAGTGTAGTGTCGCGGATTTTTCGAGGGTTGTTAGTTTATATTATTCTGTAGCTTCTGATAAATATCTTCCTATATCTATCAGGTTATCTCCTAAATTTTCATATTGGAAATCGAATGTAAAATCTAATTTATCATCTTCATTAGCTAATTGATAGCCAACATAGTTTCCTCCATTACCTTCAAGGTGTAATTCATAAGATTTTAAACATGCTTCTTTTCCGTATATTTTTAAAATTGATTCTTGATGAGTTGTCATAATGTTTGTTTTAGTTTGTTTCGATACTCAAAGATACAACCTTTTATTCGTTCTCACAACATAAAAGTAATATTATTTATATTTATTTTAATTTATAATTGAAAAACCCTTCTATGATTGGGGTCGTAGAAGGGGTAAATATTTAAAATGTTATATTCATTTGGGTATTTGGCAACGGAATCACAGTATTAAACATTTCTAATGCTAAGTTCCTGGCGTTTGTACATAGTAGTTCTTGTTCTACCGTGCTGTTTTCCGTGGTGCTTTTTGATATACGTAATATTTCGCCCGTTTCTTCATTCACTTTTTCAATATAATTACAGTTATATTTTAGAAATTCATGCGTTTGATCCTTACTATAAACGTCACCCCACTCAGTTAGGAGTATGTTTTGCCAGAATACAACGATTACCGCCCAATAATAAGCGTTTTGGTTGTTGCTCCTTTGTTTTTTACGCTTGGCTATAGTAATTGTTATGTTTATACCTTCAAACGCTTTAAGGGCTTTTAAAATCAACGGTCTGTTTTGCTTCATTTGACCGTTGATTACCTGCGTGTCTATTTCAATTTTTTTCATTTATTTTAATTATGTAAGCGATAATATTACCTTCCTTCGTATTGCCACATTACCGCATTACAATAATTATGAACCGAACCCTCTGTCATTCCTGTGTTATGATTATGTTGTAGGTGTATTGGGTATTTTAAAAAGTTTTTAGGAAACAATCTCCAATTTACTTTCTTTTTTGTTATTCGTTTAGGTGCTGATTCTTTTAGGTTGCCTCCGCAATAATAGCATTTATTTTCTTGCTCTTGTACATATTGTTCTCTTACTTTTTTTCGTTCAGTCCAATGAAGTTTAGTATAGTCTATTGGTAAATCGTATTTCATAATTAATTTTTTTTAGTTGTGTTGGTTTATGTAGGCATCCCTTACTTTTTGAGAGCTACTGACGGCTTTTACTAACTTCTTGAAGTGAGAATCTTCTTTGTATAATTTCTCGGTTTTTGGTAATATTTTATAATCAATCACCTCGTAGTTTGCTCTTAGTTTATGTTCTAATGTATGTAAATCGCACGCTAGTATTTTAAGCGTGCAATTTATAGTTAGTATATCGTCTGGTTTCATGTTATTTATCGATTAAGAGTAACGCCTCTGTTAATAGTTTCTTTTGTCCTTTATCTAGGTCGTAGTCGTTCATATCCACGGCTTTCATTGTTCCTTTTTTAACTGCTGCTATTGCTCTGTTAAACTCTTCAAACGTTAGTGTCCTAAGTTCTTTTTTAGGCTCCGTTTTCTGTAGTTTAGTTAATACTTTCTTTTGGGTTTCGGTAACTTCTCTGTTGTCTAGGAACCATTGTATTTGTCCTTTGTTGTTAGGGTTGGTTAAATCTGATAGTTCCTTTTCTGATAGTTTATCTTTTATCGTAGGTCTTGAGCTATCTTCGCTATGCGTACTATCTGAATCATCAATATCACCTGTAGGAGTTAAGAACGTATAAAGCAACGTGTATTTTAAAGCGTATGTAGTGGCTTTTCCTGCGCCTTTATCTTGGTTGTCTGTACCTTGTCCATAACCGCTAATAACTTGACTCTCACCGCTCGTATGTAATAATAGATATTTTGTTCTTACCTCTGTAAATACTTCTTTTTTCTGCTTAGTCCCGTATTGATTCGTTTCTTCCCATCGTTCTATTGTTATGTTGCTATCTACTTCTAAAGGTAGAATACATAAACCTTGTTCTGTCATTGCGTTGTTATACGCTTTTTTTACATCTTTGTCGCTTACTCCTTTATACGAGTAACTACCGCTACCTACTGTTGTGTTTTTTTCTATATTTTCAACAGCTTTCATTACTTCAATGATTGCTTTTGCTAGGTTTTTCATAATTTAGTTTTTAGTTTCAAATATTTCAAAAAATCTATTCATTGGTAAACCAAACACGTCCGATATTTGGTGAGCAAGTAGTAACGGCATGTCTGTATATCCTTGGCATCGGCATAGGCTATTTGCGTACGTTTCTCCTACTCGTTCAACATCTAGTATTCTTTGTTTGTTTTCGTCGCTTAATTGGCTCCAAGCGTTTTGTGGTTTAAATTGTTCTAGTTTCATAATTATTTTTTGTTTTTAATAGGGTTTTTATAGAATTCGATTTCTATACTCCAACATATCCAACCTATAAATAGTGTATTTGCGTACTTCTCAATATCAAATACAATCGTAGGTGTAAATAATATTTGTGTAAAATGTTGCATTGTTTTGATTTGTGCTTTCATAATATTGTTTTTTAGTTTAATGCTTCTGCTAATATTCTGTTTAATTCATTCTTGTAAACATCGCCTATCATCTCCATAAAGTCCTCTTGCGTTGTTGTGTGTATTAAGTTGTCTATTACTAAGCCTCTTTCGATTTCGATGTGGTAGTGGGCTTCTAATTTGAAGCCCATGAAATATATGATTTTAGTTGGCATGGTTATTTATTTATAGTTAAACAATTACCTTTAACCGATTCTATTTTTTTTATAATACCTATTAGTTTTTTAGGTACTAGATATTCATTTAAAAGATTCGGTATTTGCTCAATAAAAGCATCTGTATAAATTGTTCCGTTTCCTTGATTAATGTTTCCAAATGTTCCGTCTTTCATTATTGCTAATGTTTGGTATTCTACTTTGTGCGCCATAATATTTAGTTTTAAATTATCGTTGATCTTGCGGGTGAATATAAGTTTCGTTTGTCTCTACTGCGTCGCGGAAATTATCTCCTGTGTAGCAGTGTTGTTTTGCAACTATTAACGCGTGGTGTTCGTCTGGTGCTTGTATGTTAATTGTTGCAGTTTCTTTTATTGCTTTTGTGTAGGTTACTTTGTAGGTTTTCATAACTTAAACTTATCTTCTATAATGATTAATTGTTTATGCCTATCTTCAATGTACATGTGCGCATAAAAATAACCTTCTTTGATTCGTCTAGTTGCAATATCGAATCCTATTGATCCATAAAACCCAGTTGCCAAGACTTCGTTTTCATTTCCTTTTGTAACTACCTTGTATTTCATAATATATATGTTTTAGATACTGCAATTTACGAAACTTAATCCATTCTCACAACTAAAATGTCATTATCTTTTAGTTTATTTTCCATTTCTAGCACGGCAGCCTCATACGCTTTGAAATATATCTCTATTTTATCGTAGTGTTTCTGGCTTATTTCACCTTTAGAAGCCATGTTTTTAAACGAGTTCTTTGACTTATGACCCAAAACTCTTGCAAGTACAAAGGCTTTTAAATTAGTTCTATTAAGTATAATATCTATTTTCTTTTTTAGCTTGTTGCTTAGTTTCTGTGCGTCTGTTAATTTCTTCATGTCGTTATATATTTTCTATTTTAAATTCTATAAAATCGTCTCCTTTTTTTACGATCTCTTTTGTTTGTATCAGCTCGAAGATTTGACGGTCATCGAAACAGTATTTTTTAACCATGCAATCGAGTATCATTTTACATGGGTTGTCAATGTCTGATAGTTTACTGCTAAATCCATAATGTAAAGTAACTCTTAACGCTCCTTTTGGCTTATCTTTTAGTTTAGGTAAACTATATAACATTAGTTTTTCAAATACCTTATAATCGTCTGTTTTAAATCTTCGCCCTTTCCATGCTTTATTGACTGATAAAGGTTTTATACTTAATTTAATCATTGTCTAGTCTCTTAAGTGAATATCCGTTTTGTTTCGCCCACTTTGGATGCTCTTCTACATACTTGTGACCTTTTCTAGATAACGCAATCCAATACCTAACATCTAAAAATAAACTACCTACACGCCCTTTTTTGTGATGTATATCTGTTGTCGGTGTTCCTGTTATCGGGCAAATTTTATTTTCACTCAGGAACTTGACGCGTAAAACACTGTATGTTTTGTTGTCTAATTGTCGTTTTGTAGATACTTGTAATATCGGTTTAGGCATATTTGTCTTTCTCCAGACGTTAAAGCATTTAGGGCACAGTCCTTTTTCTCTGTATAAAGATAGTATTCCGCACCCCTCAAAACCATAAGCTTTGTTTATTCCTTCGCATTTCTTTGGTTTAACTTCCATTTATCAGTGGTTTTAAAAACGGTTCAACTAGGTATATTAAGAAGTACCAAAATGAGATTAGAGCAATGAATTTTAATAATATAATTCCTTTCTTTTTCATAAGTTCACGTTTTGCAGAAACTCTTTTGCTTCGTTCTCCAGGTGTTCGTCTAAGTCTTTGTGACCTGTTTTCGTACTCATGTCTTGAAAGTCCTTTTTTCTTTGTTTGTATTTTTTTTGCTGATCTACATACCCCATGTAAATTGCGATTGCAAATATTGAGAATATAGCGAACATTGCGAAATAAGATAGTGCTTGTACTATTATATCTAGTACTAGGTTGTTTGTTTCCATTGTTATTTATTTAGAGTGTTTAATTACTTACGTACAAGTATGTTTACGGGCTCACTTCCTTTATCAATTAATTTTAAATCAACCCATTTTGCTGCTCCTTTTTCTGTTTTATGGTATTTTGTAACTCCACATACGGAAGCGATCCATCGAATAAACCCCTTATCACCTTCGGCTTTAGCCACGTATTTATATTTACTGCTTTTAGGAATTCTTTTCCAATTGTGCCCTGTCGCCATAACTAATAGTTTATTTGTTTAATTAATTTCCTTTTTACCTTGTCTAATTCTGGCTCTTGTATCTCTAACTTTTCCGAGTCTGAGAATACCCGTATGTTCTTAATTTCTTTACAGTCGTTTATGTACAATGAAAAACGTATCGTGTGGTTGTCTGTTTTAACTTCGTAGTTCTCGTTGTCAAATACTCCGAAATCACCGTCGTACTCTTGAAAGTCGATTTGTATTTCTGGAATGTTTGCTAGGATGTTGCGTACTGTTCGTTTGGTTTTGAATTGTATTAGGAACTCGCGGTATATCTTTGAGAAACATGGTGTATCTGATACGATATAGTACACGTTGCTTTTGTATTTTACAGTTGTGTACCTAGTGTTTCCTTGTTGCTTATCTATCTTGCATAAGTGCTTAATTTCTAAGTGTAGTTTTACTTCGTTGGATGTATAGTATTTTAGTTTCATGGTTATTTTCTTAAATGTTTTACGGCTGCTTCAAATCCACTTATAAAACCTAAGCACTTATCTTGGTTTTTCTTTAGTTTTATATATTTATCAAGTTCAATAGCTAATGCTTGTTTGTAATCTGTTTCCATAATTATTTAGTTTATTGGATTGTTAAATACTTCTTTAATTTCCGCTGTGACTATTATATGTCCGCTTGATTCGGTTGTTTTGAATAGTGGTTTTGAGGCGGTGTTTTGTTTGTTGGATTTTATTGTTGTCATGGCTGTTTATTCGTAAAATATATGTTCGATTATACTTTTTGTATCGTTTACTGACCCTAAATCAAGACCGTACCTTTTGTTAAGTCTATTTATTGTATTATTACAAATAGATCCGATTCTGTCTAGTATTTTTTGTTGCTCGTCAATTGTTAATATTTCGTCGCAATCATCGAATATAAAACCGTCTGCTGCATCTGCGTATTTAGCAATAAGAACCTGAGCTACTAAGTTTACTTCTTCTTTATCCATAATATCTAGTTTAATTTAATGCTAATTTACAACAAATAAACCATTCCACAACATAAAAGTAATATTAATTTCGTTTTATTTAAGTTTAGCGCATAAAAAAGAGCCGAACATTTACGAACGACTCTCTTTTTCTAACCCAACCCAACTAAATATATTATTTGTTCTTTTTACTTCCCCATAGTTTACCTAACCATGAGCGCGTGTCTTTTACCTCGTTAATAGTATCTATGCTTTTTGTTTCGTCTTTAATGTCGATTAATTGCGCGTCGGTCTCTGGAACGAATACAAGTTTACCGCCTCGTTTAACCTTGGTATCTGTTATTTGATTCGTTACGTTTAATTTCGGCACCTCAGCTATTTTAATGATGGATTGTTGCCATTGCTTCATTACTTCGTCTTGGTGGTCTATTCGTGCGCTTAAAGCCCTGTTTTCGCCTTTAACATATACGTAGCCTATTACTATCCCTGCGGTTAATAATAGTGCGTATCTGAATAATCTGTTTTTAAATAATAGTGCTATCATAATTTAAAGTATTTTAATGGGTCAACTAATATACCGTTTATTCTTATTTCAATATGCATATGGTTAGTCATTCCTTTGTATCGTTGTGCGTTGTCTTGTGCTAGGGCGAATATATCACCTTGACATATGTGGTCACCTACCTTAAATAAGTCTCTTAAAGTGCAGTATAGTATTTTAACTTTTACATTAGAAAACTTGCCTGTACCTTGAATCCAGATACTTCGTAATTTCTCTTTTGCGTTGTCGATTCTATATGCTCTTCCGTGTCTTGTTATTGTACCGCTTATAGGTGATTTTATATAGTCGTCTACTGTAGTTATAAAATCAACGCCTTTATGTCGGTATTTTACTACCTTTCCTTTTACTTTTCTTTTTCTGGAAGCTCCGTAGTTTCCGTCGCCCACGCTGTCTACTCTTATTGTTGGTTTGTGTAGTGGGCTAGTTAGTATCATTATATGTCTTGTTTATCGTTTTCTCTTGTTATTTTCTCTAGTTCCTCTTCTTTTAATTGTAGTTCTAATTTCTGTATTTTGTTTTTATGCGGTATCTCTATAAATATATACGATATTATCTTAAAAATAAAATAAATTAAACCACAAATCGCCATAAGTGTCTTAATCCATCCATCAATTGACTCGAGCGGATTTTCTCCTGCTATCTTTAGTAAATCCATAACAGTCAAACCCCAAACGCTTACGAAAATAAAGTCAAAGAATTTTACAAATAGTCTTAAGTTTGCCATTTTGAGAGGGTATTTTTTATATATAATGATATCGTTCTCCATTCTGCAAACATATAAATTAATAATGTAAGTCCTATCTTTGACGTCCCGAATCCTTGCTTTGCGAATAACAATAAATGAATAAAATCCAAAGATGTTACTATTAAAATAAATTTAGTAATCCTGTTATCTATCCCTCTTTTATAATGCAAGCAATAAGCCATTATTAAAAAGCTTATTGCGTTTGCGTAATATAGTGCTACAAAGTCCAACCTCGTACTTCTAATCGTTATTAAAGATAAATTCATCCTATCAGTAGTACCAAAAAATAACGAGGGGATTTGTGATATTAAAAATACAGAAAAAAGTATCTTATTTTTCATAACTTACTATTCGTCGTCCGTTTTTGGTAGTTCTCCTCCAATGCCGTCTATCATTGTAGAATGCGATTTATCAGCGTCTTTCACTAACATAAATCCTACACCGTTAATTAACAATAAAAAACTAACTACGTTTAGCCCGCCTGTTAGGTATATATTATAAATTAATCCCGCTATTGCTATTACTCCTACTACTGTTGTTTTCCAACTCTTTAAAATGTTATTCATTGTTATTTGTTTATGTAAAGTTACTAAAATTTATTTAATTATATTTCTTTTTTTACCCCACTTGGTAGAACCACAAATTTCACGCTTCCAAATCCAGGGAGTATATTACTGCCTAATTTCGTCTCTATGTTTACATTGTCAACTATATCAGCTAAATTACCACTACCCTCTATTACCGTGAACTCTTGAAACTCAACGCCATCATCAAAATTAACAACGTCTAGAGATGCGTTTGTTGTGTTTAGTATAAATCTATCAGCCCCAAGTACTGAAGGGCTTTGATCCCCGTCTGTTATTAATAGCTTATCAACAGTATAACTAACCACATCAATTTGAGAGCTACCAATTAAAGACTTATCGAAATCAAATATTTCAAAGTGTCTAAATTTATAATTTGATGCTACAGTTGTACCACTTACGGGTACATTCATAAAAAATAGAGGTTTAGAATTTGAATCAACACCAACTATTATATATGCTTTCTGCCATGTATCATTATTTATTTTAGTCTTAAATTTCTCAGCTCCTACCTCTATTGTGTCAAATGAATATCCAAGTATGTTTGAGTCAAAAAAAGAGGCTAACCAAAAATCAACAGAGCTATCACCTGTGTTATTTTTGTATTCAAAACTTATAACCTTAACTCCCTTTGAAAATGATTTTAAATTAGGCTCAAACTTCATTTGTGCGGACACATCACCGCCTACATGATTAAGTTCAATTATAGGTATTCCACTCTCTAAAATATTGTTTATTTCAATATTAGTTCCGCTGTAATTTTCTTTTTCGATCCCTTGTAGTTCTAGGTTTGAATAAGTGTTAATGTCGTTTATGTTCCCGTCTTTAGTTATAAATAACTCATCAATAAACGCCTCGTTTTGTAATTGAGGCAAGGTGTCATATGTAAAAAACTCTAATCCACTATCTGTTAATGATAGCCATTTTTTATTATTGTTTGTTCTAAGTCTAAACCAACATCTATTTATTTTAACGTCTTGATTTGTAAATTCAAACTTAGGAAGATTAACAGCGTTAATTTCGTCTTTCTCGAAACCTATATAGCTATCAAATATCTGTACAATACCTAATCCGTTCCCATTTATAACTATGTCTTTATCGCATCTTTCGTAATGTACGTTTCCTATTTTTAATTGAGGTACTTCATTGCCCATGTCTATCTGAATCCCTATGTCTGAAATCTCACAAGCTAAATTAGATATTAACATATCCGAGCAATTATCTAACATCAAATTAGTTCCATTATCAAAAGTAACTGTATTTCCAGAATTAGATAAGTAACATTCTGAAAGTACGGTAAACCCTTTTATATTTGTCAAGCTCATATTTACTTCAAAGTTTTTAACAAAAACATTTCTAAAAGTACAAACCCATGCTTGGCTAAAATTAATCCCTGTTCTTGCAGTGTCGTTTTCACCCTCTATAGTCATGCTTGATATTTCAGCGTAGCTCATAGAATCACCGTTTAAAATACCGTCACAATCTGTAAAATGTAAAGTAGTGCCCTCCATCGCTGACCCTGAGTATTTATTCTTACCATAAAAAGTTATTGAGGATGTAAAATTATACTGACTTCCTGTAAAATAAACCTCCCTTATTTCTCTTTCATTTGCAAAATCTATAGCTTTTTGAAATTGCACTGAATTATCTGACAATGAAGTTGACGCTCCAAACCATTCTGGGTAAACTTCTTTTATTTTCCAAACGCCTAATAACCCGATGTTTCCTGTAAAAATCTGAACTAAACCTGCTGTTATCGCAGTATTGCCACCTGTCAAATCAAACCCGCCTAAATTAATTTGTGCACTTCTAAACTCTAAAGTTACCTCTTGCGGGATTGTTTTATTTGCGTCTAAAGTAAAGCTATTAGTAATCATCCATATACCACTAATTGAACCGCTTATTAACGTATCAAAGTCTGATAATGACATGACTAAGTGATAGCCGTTACTTGTATCGAAGTCACCTAAAAACAAATAACCCCCTGCCTCTGACGCTAAGTATATGTAGTATCCATCTTCGCCTGTTCCACTATCTCTAACTAGAAAAGGTGTGTTGTCTGAAGGAAGTGGTAAAACCGCCATTGCTAGCGCTATACTCGTGTATGTTTTGCCGTCTCCGTTTATAATAGAGTCAATATCTAAAGCGTGGCTATTTATTACGCTTTTCAATTGGTTCATATCTATATCCCATATTTGATTTACCCTAGTTTCTCTCGGGGATACCCCTTCCTTATCTAGCCATGTTATTTTCTTTGACATATTATGTAAAAATTATATTAGAGGTTTCTTTTTGTGTCGCCCATACTTTCATTGTGAATGATGAAAAATATTGCTGATTCGTAGGGTCTAGAAATAAATCAATAAATATACCGTCTGTTGTGCCGTCTAATGACTCGTTTATGTTGCCTATACGTCTTCTGTAGCTCGCGTCTACGAACTCACCAGACGCATGATTTAAAGCTGCTACTTGTTCTATTTCTACTGTACTTCCTGTTACTTTAACAGTATATAAGTAAGTGTCCATTACGGCTGTTGTATTAGATATAATATAGTTTGTGTCAAACGAATTTAACGTTATATCTGGAGTATCATTAAATTGCTCAAATGATAATTGAGCGAATCTGATCTCTGTTAAATCTAAATCAGTAGTGCTAAATGTTAATTGTCCTTTCCACCATTTAGAACTTAAATAAGCATTTGAATAACCATGTATAGTATTTCCGTTTGGATCCGTAGAACTTGTGTTTATTGTTAATCCGTTTATAGATAGAATTTCCGTGTCAGCGGGTGTTTCTACTCCTGTATTTCTGTCTACGCTTGTTCCTGATATTGTAATGTTTCCTACAAGGTCTGAGCCCGCCAAAACTGCCGCCATCACTTTAGATATACCACCGTCTCCGATTATGGGAGTTCCTGAGTTTAATATAATCCCATCCTCTGAATTGTTAATAAGTAAAGAACCATGAATACTATTTAAATCTGTTTTGTTGTTTAACGGGAAATCGAAAGGTATTAAAACAGGGTGGGAAGTTTCTACGGTTGCGGATCTATTCTGAAGATCCATAATGTCCAAAGTATTAACATCTGTTTCCTGCTCGACCGTTTCTAGTAAATCAGCGTTGTTATTTAACTTTAACTTGATTTCGTTCATGTCGTCGTCCCAAACCTGATTTATATGAGTGTCTTTAGGTGTTACTCCTACTTTATCCGCGTATGTTATATGATCTGCCATTATATTGTAACGTTTAATAAGTAATTTAATGTTGATTGAGTATCTAATTGCGTTACAGGTTCACCATAGCCGATTATCTCAGCCGAGAAACTTATAAAACTGTCAATCTCTGCGTTGTTTGATAATACGTTTATGTATCCCATGCCGAAATCAGAATATCCTACTTTCTCGCTGTTAGTCTTCCAATTTACCTTAACCTTTGTTCTTTTTAATGTCTGTAAATCATCATAAGAAACGATACTACCGTTTTTATTAGTCCTAGACACAATTCCGTCAAATGATATATTAAAGCTCTGTAATGTAGGTATTGATGTTCTCCATCCGCCTGCATTTTGTCGCGTCGTAGTATCTAGCATTTCCGACTCTTCGCTAAAACTGTTAGTTGTTAAACATCCAATCGGTACATAAACATCGCCTATGTATAAAAAGAGTAATTTATCTGTTCCTTTCTTAAAATCGCTCATTATATTATCGTTGGTTTTACCGTATTTCCATAGTCCAATGTCTTAACATAGCTTATGTCGTTTAGTTCATTTCCTAATATCTGTCTAAAATCTGCCGATATTATATTTTTAGCAGTGTCATAACTGTACTTAATCGGCATAAATTGGAGGTTTAACCCCTCAATATCAATTACGCTAAGATAGTTAAAAAATCCGTAAGTATCACCAGAAAAAACCCTAGACGGCAATTGAGACATCCTAAGAGTCTCTTCCCCCATTATTTGAAGTATGGGTTTTTCTTCCGCTATTCCTTTTCTATTCCATGTTTCGGTTGGTGTGTCTGCGTTATTTTTATACAAAGTTCCTTCATAAAAATTCTCTTTACTGTCGCCTGTCGCTACTTCTTTTACATCTTCTATTTTTGAGCTCGGTTTTTCCGTCCTTTGTACAGTATGAAACTCACCATTTACATCTGTGTTAGTACTTAGATTAGTTGTGACAATCATTTTTTTATACTCTATAAACCCAACAGGATTACTCCGGAAAGGTGTTGGGAAATTAACATGTATAGTTTTATCACCTTCAGCTCCTACAGGAGATTCAGGGGTGGTTATCTTTAAATCAACTATCTGTCCGTTAAGTATCTGAATAAAAACAGTATCTTCTACACCTTCGTTAGCCCACTCTAGCGTCGTTTGATCTAAATAGTAAACAGTAACAATGTTATTAACATCTGTATTAGTTAATACTATTTGGTAAGGAACGAAAGTGAAAAACCCCGTATCATTTAGGTAATTAAATTCACACTGTAAAAATATATCTACAGTAGCTCCTTGGGTTATCGAAAATGGATTCGAAGCCATCTGAGGAGTTTGAAACGTATTTACCGTAATGTTAAAGCCTCTATCTCCTGACGTAATTGGCAATAGGTGACTATTAGATATTATTGTCATATTATCAATTATACCATCACTTAAACTAACGAAATTAGGATTAGTAAATAGTTTTTGTAATCCACCATACTTATAATTAATCCTATAAGCTCCTATACTCGACACATTTCTAAGTGTCTGATTTGAATTACAATGGTGCAATGTCGCCCCTTTCCAATCGCTTCCAATAACCCTAGATAAATCTAATTGAATAGTAGGAGTCATAAAAGGAAGTCCTAAATACGTATAAGTGTAAAATGTAGCTGTACTGTTTAAGAATAATTGATTAGGCTTGTAGATATACCATTCACCATTTAATGATGTTAAAACAGCTCCAAATGGCTCTAATATATCTCTTAGCACTTCATCACAACTCATTATAGTTTCACCGTCGTCTTTAACGTAGCGTTCAGTATTTGCGTAAACATTCGTTAAGATGTCAACACTATTCGATAAACCTGTGTAGTAAATATCTATATTCGTGTTAATCTTTAGCGCTAATCCTGTGCGTAATAACGCTAATGATATTAATTCTAGGTATGTTTTTCGTCCTGTTATCGGCAAACCTGTTCCATCCTCTACGAATGACAAGTCTTTAAGGAACCCTAAACCGTCAATACAATCAAATGAAACTATCCAATTAGTATTTACATACGACTCGAAAAAACCCTCTGGGTTTAGCCATCCGTTAAATAGCGTTACACTATCTCTTTTATACTCTACTCTAAACGTCTTTTCTTCTTCGCTCCATAGGTCGTTAAATGTTAATTGAGTGTCTGCTTCTAATTCTACTCTTAAGCCTTGTCCTCTAATCGCTTCTAATGGGTCATCTGTTTCAGAGTATGTAAGTATTACGTTACCGTCAATCTGTAATGAATCGCCTGTAAAGTCGTCATCATAGATATTAAGCCTGTGCTCTATATCTACAACATCAAAGTATTTTAAAAAGTATCGTAATGCCATTATCCGAATAATAAATTATCAGACCCGCCAAGAGCCTTGTTCCTATCTAATGTGTTTTTTAACACTCCTATTAATTTTGTTCCTTGGATCTCAAATACAAATGTACCTCCTGATTGCCCGCTGCTGCTAGCTCTTGAATTACCACCGCTAAAACTTGAACGTCCTGAGAAGTCAGAACCTCCACTTCCTGCGCTTGATCCTCCACCGCTTCCCATGCTTGAACCTATACTTTTTGATTTAGAGCTAAACAATGAACCTAAAGCAATAAGCGCAATACCACCCGCAATAGCTAAATATGGATTTAAGGAGTTTAAAGCTAATTGAACAGCTAATAAGCCTACACCTATTGTTATAGCCATACCTCCTAATTCTGTTAGTATTCCGCCAAGAGCACCTAATAAGGCACCTCCTGCCGATTCTAGTATATTACCTCCAGACGCTAAACCCTCACCTATAGCCTGTCCAATACCTGCGAACGTGTTAACTATTCCTTCCTGTATTATTGCCGATGCGTTTCTATTGAATTGAACCAAAGCAGCTTCCATCTCACCGAAACTAATTTTCATGTTTTCAGGTACTATGTCTAAAACCGCACCGTACTTAATCTCTAATCTCTTTTCTGCTTCTAATTCGTCTCTTATCTTCTTGTTTATCTTTTCGGCTTGTAGTGCTGTTGTTTGCTCTAGTTTGCTAAATCCAACCGTAAGACCTTTTAATTCGTTGTCTATTATTTTACGTATTCCACCTCCAGAACCTCTTACGTTTAATGGAATTATACCCCCTTGGGCTTCTACCTCTTTAGATAGAGCTGTGATATTACCGTGTAATGTTATTATGCTCTTAGCTGTAGCCTTAACTATCTTTAGTTGCTTCTCGTATCTTTGTTGTGTTCTTATCGCTGCTTCTGCCGTAGCTGAATCAATTAAAGCACCTGCCTTTTTTAGTGTATTATTTGCATTCTCGTTTGCAATAGCTTTTTTACCTAACTTCTCTGATTCTCCTTTTAGTTTAAGTTCTAAAGTTAGTATCTTTTGGAAATTCTGGCTTATCAAAGTAGCTGCCGCCTGTGCTTTAGCTGTTTTTAGTATCGCTGCTGATAGTTCATTATATTTATCATCTAACCCGCCTACTAAAGCGTCCTCTTTCGTTACGTTGCTTAAATACGAGGGGTATTTTTTCTTTAGTTCGTCAAACGCTTTTAACCTCTCCATGTTAGAAAGGTTATTATTGTCTAATTGTGATTTAAGTAATTTAAGGCTGGTAAGCTCTTTTGCGGCACTTTTAGCACCTTTTAATTGCGCTGCGTCTACTGCTTTTAGTTCTCCTACGAACTTTTCTAAGCTCTTTACTAGCTCCTCTTGCTTCTTCTTTAGTTTCTCGGCTTTATTAGCTGTAAAGTTTAATTTACTACCAAAACTAACCATTAATGAGGTAACAACCGATACAGCTAATAATATACCTGCGGGTCCTGCTAAAGTCTTTAACATACCTGACAATGCCGCTTTAGCTCCTCCTGTCTTAGTACTAAGGTTACCGAATTGCATTGTAAGCTGAGTAATGTTATTCGCCACACCTTGTATACCAAACGGTGCATCTTGTATGATCTGACTAAAAGAAGTCATTGCGGGTACTGCGTTACTTTTGACGGACTTAGCCATTTTATTGGTCTTAGTCGTCATTTTATCAGTCTTAGTACTAAAGCTTTTTAGGCTGTTTTCTGCTTTATTTAATCCTTTAGTAAGCCCTGCAACATCGGCTTGAATATCAACATGTAAAGTATTATCATTTGCCATTGTTCGCTTCTTTTACGTCTATTCTGTATTGTTCTTGTGCTTGTTTAATCCTTTCTGCCATAGAATCGGTTAAACCTGTTCTTTTGCTTCCTATCTTCCAAAAACTTTGCCTATTTTTAGGTAGTTTTTTAGGGTTTGCATGGAATCCTATTAATGAATTCCACGCTACCTCCCTAAATCGTATATCTTCTCTCTCTTGTATTCTAGTGTAAGCGTAAGATCTTATTTGGAACTCAGCCCAAGTCATAGAATATACATATTCAAGATTTGGGCAATTGAGTTCTCCTAAAGCAAAAGAAATAATATCAGCTCCCCAATCTATTTTTTTTTTGGAGTGCTTTGTTTTTCTGGTGTACCTTCTTGTTTTGGTACGTTCTTGTTTAATGAATCCAGAAATGCACGTAAGAAACTAGCCATTAATTGCTCTGCGTCTTCTGTGCTTTTCTTGTATAGCAACTTATCAAGTTCTAGCTTTGTAAATTTAGGCTCTACACCGTCTAAATAACATTGATACTTATGGCTTTCATACATAAGAACAGGAATCCATTTAAACGTGTTCCTGTCTAGCTTTGCGCCTATCTCTTGTACTGATAAGTCTAAGTTTTCTACACATTCACCAATAAAACCTAATCCAAAAGGAAAGGTTAATTTGACTTTATCTATCTTTAATTTTATTTCTTTCATTTCTATTTGCTTTAGGTTGTTATTATGCTTCTGGATCAACAATTACTATTGCTCCACTACCTGCTAATGTACAGCTAAACGTGCTTAACTCGTCTCCTGCACCTGCATCTAATGATAAATCACCAACAATAGCAGTACCAAAATAAGCGTCTGTATCAGCTAGTCCTGTATCCATTTTCCAAGTTACAGAAGTTCCCATAATTGTATGTAAATAATCATGTGATGCCTTTGTTATTTGCGCTCCTGCTGATGTAGTGTCTATATACTGACCTTCTGCGCTAATCTCATAAGACTTTGTTCCTGCATCTTTGATAACTAATCCAGGATCGCACTTGGTTTGGCTCTCGATAATGTTTTGCGTTTGACTTAAGCTATTTGAAGTCAAACAGGCAATTGGTCTATACGCCGCACCGTCATGCACATATAATACTAGGTCTTCACCTTTGATAAAATCACTCATTGTTACTGTGTTTAATTAATTAAAAATTCTATTCTTATAAACTTACGAAATACTATTTTAGTGTCCGTAGTTGTGTCTAAATCGTTAGGGAATGATTGTGTTTGTGTTTGTATGGTTAACCCGCTTGCACCATCTAATACTAGACTGTCCGTTAACTCTCGTACTTTGTCTAGTATATTATCTGCTAGTAAGCGACTCCCTGTATTACCGCTTAATAGATAAGATGTGAATATCTCTAGTAATATCTGAGACTCCCATTTATCAGCGCATTTATTAGTCTTATCAACTATGCTAGATTGCCCTTGCATTAATACATAGTTGCTTTTATTAGCTCCTGTAACACGCATATCGAAACACGGTATAGTTTTAGTATCAACAACTATATTATTGATAGCGTCGAACACTGCTTTACGTATGTATTTGTCAGGTAGCGTCTTAATCATTGGTTAAACTTTTTAGCTAATATTTTAAACTCTTCTCTCAACTCTCTATTATAGTTTTTACGCCCTATTACAAACGCGGGGTACATAAATGGTCTAGGATTGAGATTAACCTCTCTTATTCCTTTACCTTTGAACCTCATTGCCATCGCTCCCCAATCTCCGTTTATCTTTACCTTTCCTCCTGTTCCAAACTCAACAAAAGGCGAATAAGGCATATAAGATGTTACTCTATAATGTAATTTTGTCTTTTGCTGTTCGTTTCTTATGCTCTGGCTTAACTTACCTTTATCTTTACGGGCTAAACTCTTAGCTTTTAACTCCATTTCTTGACCTGTGATCTTAGTAATGTCTCCAACCATTTTAACCGCTTCCTCTTCGTACATACCGAATGATGCTATTACTTTTTTAGTATTAGAAACATTTATCTTTATCATTATCTACAAATATACGATATTATAATTTACTATGACCAAGTATGATTAGGTGATTTTGGGTTTACCTCGAAATCCTCCCAAGACTTTAAAGGTTCACCCCGCCAATGTACGTCCACATCAAAAGTAGTTCCTTTTTTAATTATAATAGTTTCGTTCGTTTCCTCGTTGTATTCTGTAACGTCTGTTCTACCCATGTAATGTAGTCCGTGTGTGTGCTTTGTTACGGTTACGTTATGTATGTCCGTGTCTTTTTGTTCGTCGCTTATAGGCTCTGTTTCTTGAACTCCATTTACTAGTGCGGTGATTAGTTCCGTTGCTTTTTCCTCGGTTGGAAAGCTGTATTTTAATCTGTTTATTGGTCTCATTATCTCATGATTACTTTATTTACTAATCCTCCTCTGCTTATTACTTCTTTCGTTGATACATTGTCTAACTCAAAATATTCCCCGCCACTATGTCCCGCTATTATTACACCTATAAACATAATTGTTGCTGTTGCTATAAATGAGCTGTTATAAGTGTCTGTAGAGGTAACTGGAACTTGTAAAATAGCAGCTCCTAAATTAGGGTTTACTGATATATTAATTACAAATGTAGGGGCTGCATTAGCCGTTCCTTTATTAACGAATAAAGAAAAATTATAAGTATTACCTATCGTCAATCCTGTTAATTCTGTAACCGCTCCAAAAGTACCTGTATCATCTGATGTAGACCTAAGCTTGTTGTTTACGTTAGATAATGTAGACCTGTTTCTTGGCTCTGACCACCCAACTGTTCCGTTATTAAAGTCTCCGTTTTCAACTTCTTCAACCCCTAACACCTCACCTGTTAACTCATGTATCGCAGGAATTACTGTTATCGGTGGTTGTTCTATACCGTTAATAGTTTCTATTATTTCGGTTGTTCCTACGGGTGGGGTTGTTGTTATCTGGTCGGCTATTCTTGTGACTTGTGAACCTTCTGATTTTATATATGATGACGCATCTAAACCTTCTTCTACTTGTGCCCCCCAAATATAAAGACCATCCGTATTAGGTATAGACCAAGATTCAAGACGATTTGAATTAATTGCGGGAACTAAAGCAAGATAATATACACCAAATCCAATAGTCGATGTACCGCTACACCTAAACCAACCATTTGAAAGTGTTTCTATTTTAATATTAGAAAAATCTGACCCTATTGTACCAATACTTCCGTTTAATACGTCAAAATTAACATTCTGATTAGAACCAACAATAGATACTATTTGTAAATATCTTAATTCTTTAGCTTTCGCAAAAATACTAAAAGAAGCATCGCCTGTTACTGAAGTGAATATTCTAATGTAATGATCTGTATTGTCTGTATTTCCTAAGAAAATAGACGCATTTTGAGTCTCATCAGGACTAACAGCGCTATTGCCATTAGTTGACGCATGAGTTTCTGTCCATGTACTAAAATCCTCACTATATAAAACTAATTGCGTACTCTGAAAATTCTCAACTTTTACCGCCCCATCTTGAATCCTTGGAAAATTAGCGGGTGCCGTTTTAATTATTCCATCTTCTGTATATGTCGCCTCGCCTGTTACAACCGTAAAATCCCCGTCCCCACTAGTCGGTTTAACGGAATATAATTTACCCTCTTTATTCCCTCCGCATGGTAACATTATAAAACTAGCTTCTGTATAAGTACTCATTATAATAGGTTTTTTATTTGTGCAACTAAACAGTCGAAATCAGTAACTGTACCCCCGTCAATGTTAACTCTTATCATGTGCTGAAGTGCTAAATCTTCCGCTATTGCCTGTTTAGCTAGGTCACTAAGGTCTGCGTTTTGGTCTACTTGTTCTCTTACTCCTACAAATTGTATTATATTATCTTTAAAATCTATGTTTGTTGGTGATGTGCTTATTATATATTTATTCCCTCGATACATTACGAATTGAGTAACTGAGTCGTAGAATATGTCGTTTCGTTTTCTAAGAGTGATAATTATACCTGTTTGAGTGCTCAGTAATCCTAAATCTGTGTCGGCACTACCTTTGTTTGCGCTTTTAAACGTGTCAATCTTCGCCCATGACGTAGTTACTAATACGTTTGAAGTTGTATTACCTCCGAATCCATCAGGTACGTTAATCTTCTCCCAAATCTCAATTCTCTTATTAAACGCTCTTGCTCTCATTATAACCAGAATCTTTTATATTGGTTTAGCATATCCTTGCTTAATGGACTTATATTAGCCATTGTTTTGCCACTTTCTTTTCCGTAATAGTATATGTCGATTATCTCATAAGCTACTTCGATTAGTTCTTGTGGTACGTCTGCTACTAATGCATAGCCTACGTTTAACTCGATTAGGTCGTTGGTAGTTCCTAGTTCGTAGTTGGTGTGTAATGTTTTATTCTCGACTATTAGATCGTCTGTAACCTCGCTATTAATTGGATGGTCGTAAACTCGTACGCATCCGTTAATTAACCGGTATTCTTTATTCTGTGCAAATAGTACGTGATTGGTGTATTTCTCGACATAAGATAACGCAGCGTTAATCATTCTAGTAATCTGCGTGTCGTCCTCAGTTAAGGTGTCGTCTATTCTTAGATATATTTTAGCGTCTGCTAGTGGTATTATGTCAATGTATGCCATTTGTTTGCTTTAAATAAGCCTACCGTGTTAATAGTAGGCTTGTTTGTTTAATCTTCTTTTACTTCTTCTTTAAACCCTTCCATAAGGTGTTTTAAATCTGTTCTTTTACCTTTGTACTCTTGTCCTGCTTTATAGGACTTCTTTGTTTTTACACAATAGAATGGAATCTTTACTTTTGCCATGATATTTATTTATTGGTTAAAACCTCCTACCGAAGCAGGAGGAATGTAATTAATTTACTATACTGCGGTGAAATCACCTAATACTATTGATAATTTATCTTCAACAGCCAATGCAACTTGCGCCTCGATTCTAGCAGTAACTTGATTCTTAACAAAGTTAGTTCCTTCCTCTTCTGAGAAGTCTAAGGATAATCCCTCGGTAGTAATCTTGTTAATTCTTGACCAGTCAGCAACAAAATACTTATCAGCAGTTACCCAAGTGGCTTTTAATAACGGGATTCCGTTAATTCTAAGCACTCCACCGTCTAAAGTAACGACTCCAGGTAATCCATATCCTGCACCTGTTGACTTTTCAGTTAATAAGATGTCCCAATAATCAGCAGGAGTCATTACAATCGCGTTAACGTCTCTATCTAAACCATCTAATGTAGCGATTTCGTTTATTAACATTTCGATTTTGTTCTTACCTGTGATGATCTGAACTGATGCCGTAGCCTCTGTAACTAATACAGTGTTAAATGAAGCGTTTTCAGCTTTCATGTAATCTCTTCTCAATACTCTAGGGATGAAACTTTCCAAGTAAGGAAGGTTATTTTTCATCTTTTTAGAGTAACGTGCAAAACCTGCTAAGAAATCTGTTGATACATCTACATTCAAGAAATCGTAATCAATCTGAGTTTTACTAGCGTTCTCTGTTTGAGTACTAATAGATCCTTCTCCTACTACTTCTCTAGTGAATGTGTAAGTACCTCCGCTAATCATTACATTACCTACTAAATCAGATACGTTTGCTTTCTGATTAGGGAACATAACAACATCGAAATTATAATCTCTTGGCTCGTCACCTGTAAGATTACCAGTACCCATGTCTCCAACAACTTTAACCTCTACGGAAGCTCCTTTTTTAACAGACTTGATTTTGTCTATATTCTCGGTAATCGCAGCCTTAACAAAGTCACCTTTAGCGTTGTCTATTTTACTTTTGGCTTGCAATTTAATATCTAACTTGTCGATATGAGCCTGAGCTTCTTTTAATTGAGTCTCGAAAACCTCTTTAACAGCATCTACAGCTGTTTTAATCTCCAAGGTCATTGCTTCTTTATTTGATGTCTCGAATGCTTTAATCGCAGTCTCAATCTCTTTTTTAGACTTACCTTCTAACTTAGTGGCTAAATCTTTTAATTCTTGTTCTAATTCCATCTTTTAAATGTGTTTAATGAATTCGTTTAATATACTCTTTTGTTCTTGTAGCGGCTTATCCTTAAGAGTGTTTTTCAACGGCTCATTATTTGAAAGTGCTTTTAATATTGTCTCTATTTGCTTTAATCTCGGGTCTGAGTAGTCTAAATTGTATGACTTCTCTAATAATTCCATGATACCATAATGGCTCTTTACTCCTTTTATTCCTTGGACTGTTGCTAACTCATTAGCCGCCCAACTAGAAAGGAATGAATACTCCATTAGTTTAAATTCCTTAATTATGGATTTATCGTTCTTATCACGTTGTAATACTTGGTAGCCTATGGATAATTCAGCGTTTAGGTTATTATCATGCATCAACTTTACATCTGTAAACATGTCTTTACCTAATGGCTTATTCATGTTAAACTGAGTGGTGGTTAATAAGCCGTATGAGTCCTTTGAGTCGATAACTAACGGAACTCCTACCATTTCTCTTGGGTTATGGTCTTTCAATACTCGAATACGTTTAAAGTTCTCTTGTACCGTTTTGTCAAAGCTTCCTTTTGCGCTTATATCTCCGTCACTGTCCTTATTACCGTAAGCGTTGGCGTAGGCAATAATTATCCCTTTGCTTTCGTCTAAGTCTTTAAGACTATATGCTATTTGTTTAAATCCTATATTTCCCATCTTAAACGTACATTAAATTAGTTTTATTAACTCTTTTATTCCTTAACATTTTATTTAAATGACACTCACTATATCCAACAGACTCGGCGGCTTCTTTGCATCCTAGATAAAATATTCCATTTTCTTTATTTAGTATTACCTTTAAACTTCTTTTAGTTTTAGATATTGACATTTTTAATCTTGATTCTTCTGATGGATATATTCCTTTGTTAGATTCTGATATCTTTAATTTTGTGTCTTCTGACATCTTAATACCTTTTTTAGCGTTTGATATTTTACGTTTTGTCTCTTGAGAATGTTCTTTACCTAAGTTAATTTTA